ATGATTAAAAGAATAAATGGTGCGAATGGTTGGACTATTTTTGATAACAAAAGAGACCCTCATAATATTGTGGGTAATCAATTAAGTGCTAACTCAACTGCTGCAGAAGAAGGTGATGCTTCACACCATTCAGAAAGAGATTATTTATCTAATGGTTTTAAATTAAAAGGAAATGGTAATGATATTAATGCCAATGGTGGCACATACATCTACATGGCATTTGCAGAACATCCATTTGTAAGTAGTAAAGGAGTGCCAGTAACGGCAAGGTAGAGTATGTTTGGTGTATCTTCTTTTGGTCAATATTCTTTTTCAGGATATACTGATCAACCAGTAAACTTAGAAGGTGTTCAAGCTACAATAAGCTTAGGAAATCTCTCTGCTGTTGCAGCAAATGCTGATGTTACTCCAGGAACTAATGTAAGTAATATCTCTATTGGTGATCTGACTTTTGTTGGAGCGGCCAATGTAACTCTTAGTGGCAACGCGCTTACATCGAGCCTTGGTTCTATGACACCAAAGGCAGCTGCGGACGTGACTGTCACCACTAATTTAGCAGGAACCGTAGGAGTGGGATCTGTAACAATCGTGGCCAAAGCAGTAGAAGCTTTAGGCACTAACTTATTGACATCTTCGGTCAACGGACCGGGTGTCGTGACTTGGAATGATATTGACGTAAATGCAAGTCAAACATGGACAAACGTGGAAACATAATATAAATTTGGAGGTACTATGGCATCAACATTTTCTACATCACAAAAATTCGAATTAATCACCACAGGTGAAAAAGCAGGTTTATGGGGATCTACAACTAACACCAATCTACAATTGGTAGAAGAAGCTGTTGGTGGTTTTCTATCCTTAAATGTGGCCTCATCAGATCAGGCCCTATCTATTAGTAATGGCGCATCGTCTAATGGACGAAACATGACTATTAAGTTTACAGGCACTTTAGCAGCAAATAGAAGTGTGACTGTACCTGATTCGATTGAAAAAATTTATTTAATAGAAGATGGTACAACAAGAAGTACAAGTGACTATACTCTAACTTTTAAAACCGCATCGGGATCAGGTGTTGTGATGCCGGTTGGTTCTAAGATGCTAGTATACTCTGATGGCACAAACATCGTGCAATTAGCGGTAGAAAAAGGTTATCATTCGATTGATAGAAATTATACAGCGGTGAATAATGATCAATTGATTATTGATACGAGCGCCGCGACTAGACAAGTGACATTACCAGCATCTCCTAGTGTTGGTAATCAAGTTACTTTTATAGATGCAAAAGGTTCCTTTGGTTCTAACAATTTAACAATCGCAAGAAACGGTTCTAATATTAACGGATCTGCAGCTAACTTAACCGTCTCAACAAATGGAGAGGCTTTTACCTTAGTCTTCTTGAACGCGACTCGTGGTTGGTCATATAAAGATAAAATTTAAGGAGAGTAAATGGCTCTCATCACCTTAGATTTTTTACCTGGGATAGACAAACAAGATACCACCAAAGGTGCAGAACGTCGTTTTGTAGATTCTAATAATGTACGTTTTCGATATGGACTGCCTGAAAAAGTAGGTGGTTGGTCTTCTCTTTTAACAGATAAGATAGTAGGTGTTGTAAGAAATCAACACCCGTTTACAGATTTAGACGGTAATAGGTACGTGGCCCTCGGAACGGACAAGTTCTTATTATTATACTTTGAAGGTCAACTATTTGATATTACACCAATAAGAAGTTCTTTGACTTCTTCAACAATGGCTACTACTGATGAATCAGCCTCTGTTACAATTACCACAAGTTCTGCTCACGGAGCAAAAGCTGGTGACATCGTGCAATTAGATAGTGTCACTTTACCTGGTGGTACAGGTCTCAGTGCATCTAACTTTGAAGATGTTAAATTTCAAATTATTACAGCACCTAGTACAACAACTTTTACAATTACATCAACCGCAGCTGCTACAGCTACAGTTTCTACAGGGGGTTCTATTACTTGTAAGTTTTATGAAACTGTTGGTCCAAGAGAACAAACTTATGGTTATGGTTGGGGTGTTAGTAATTGGGGTGGCACCGTTGATTCTGCAACAGCAACAACAGTTAATGAAGCTTTGGATGCATCAGAAACAACAATCACATTAACAAGTGCTGCATCTTTTCCTACAGCAGGAACGATTTTGGTAGACTCAGAACTTATTACATATACAGGTAAATCTACAAATGATTTAACAGGTTGCACAAGAGGAGCTTCTGGAAGCACTGCAGCAACACACAGTGATGGTGCTACTGCTACCGATGCATCTGACTTTGGTGGATGGGGTGTGGCTGTGAAAGCTGATCAAGTACAACTAGAACCAGGTCTTTGGTCCTTAGATAATTTTGGTCAAGTATTAGTTGCAACAGTTTCAAACGGAAAAACTTTTACATGGAATTCTGGAGCTACAAGTGCTACGTCTAATAGAGCATCAACAAGCACTTCTAGTTTTCTTACCTCTAATAATCCGACTGCATCAAGAGCTACCTTAATATCACCTACCACAAGACATTTAATTCACTTTGGTACAGAAACAACGATAGGAACAACTAGCACACAGGATGATATGTTTATCAGATTCTCAGACCAAGAAGACATTAACACTTTTACACCTTCTGCTATTAATGCCGCTGGTACACAACGATTACAAGATGGAACAAAAATAGTCGGTGCTTTGAAAGCAAAAGAAACAATTTTGATATGGACTGATACCGCTTTGTATACTATGAAATTTATTGGTGCCCCTTTTACATTTGGTTTTGAACAAGTAGGTACCAACTGTGGTTTGATTGGTAAGAATGCAGCTGTTGAAATAGATGGTGTTGCTTATTGGATGAGTAATAATGGATTCTTTTTATTTGATGGTACAGTTAAGTCACTGCCTTGTTCCGTCGAAGACTTTGTTTATGATGATATTGATTTAACTAAGGGTCAACAGATTACAGCAGGTGTCAACAATCTGTTTACAGAGATTATTTGGTGGTATCCTGCATCAGGAGAAAATTTTAATAATAAATTAGTTGCTTATAACTATTTAGAATCTATGGGTTCTCAAGTGCCTGGAGGTATTTGGTACAACAGCACAGAAGGTCGTACATCATGGATGGATTCTAAAATCTATCCTAAGCCTTACGCAACATCTTATGTATCTAGCGACACCGGTACCTTTCCTACAATACAAGGTGTTACTGGACTAGGTGGTACAACGTATTTTGAACACGAGGTTGGTAATAATCAAATCAATACTGACGGATCGAGCACCGCGATTAGTTCTTTTGTAAAATCATATGACTTTGATTTAGAGGGACAGGGTACAGAAGGGGATAAGTTTTTATCTGTTCGTCGTTTTATACCTGATTTTAAATCATTGGAAGGCACGGCTAAAGTAACGCTGGCCGTGAAACGTTTTCCGTCACAAGATGATTCATCAACAGGTTTAAGTCCTTTCTCTATTACATCTGATACAACTAAAAAAGACACACGAGCTCGTGGTCGATATATAAATATTAAAATAGAAAACGATGACATTGATCAAAGCTGGAGATTTGGTACATTCAGTTTAGATGTGCAAGCAGACGGAGGTAGATAATGGCAAAAATAAATGTTAAAATACCAGAACCAAAAGAAGAATATGATACATCTAACCAAAAACAAATAAATAGATCTATAACTACAATTATTGAACAGTTAAACTCTACTTATTTAGATGAAATTAAACAGGAGCAAGAAAGATTTTCTTGGTTTATAAGTGGCTAATATATATAAAAATGCAAAAGTAGATTTAACAACTACAGATATTACAACATTATATACAGCACCTTCTAACTCTAGAGCGATTGTAAAATCTATATTGGTATGTGATGATAGTAATAATGGAAGTACAATTACACTAACATTAACGGATGCAGCTAGTGCTATTTTTGTATTATTTGATGTAAAAACTATAGCTGGTCACGCAACAGAACAATTATTGAGTGAACCATTAATATTACAAGAAAGTGAAATATTAAAAGTAACCGCTGCAGATGCTAATAGATTGCATGTTGTAGCATCAATATTAGAAATAAGTAGAGATTAAGGAGGTAAAAATGGTATCTTTTGTAGAAAAAGGCAAAACTGAAGTAATAGTCAATGGCACCGTTATAAAAGACGTTGAGATTGAGACTGAAGTAACAGTTAAAAACCTTAAAACAAACGCTGAATATAAGTCTGATGAAGAAGCTGAGAGCGATGTCAACAATCCAGGTACTGACACGAAACAAGAAGATATATCTAGAAGTGTCAATATAAAAGTAGCTAAGCTACCGGATGTTATATCCAAATCAGAGGATGAGTAGTTGATTTTTGAGGCAAAAAAAAGTAATGTATTTATGATAGATACTGGTAAATTATACGATATTACCGTAGCTTTTGGACTTTATAAGTCGTTTCCTCGCTATAAAGATCACACGTTCGAGGACGTGCTTCAACACATCGCCCCATCCGTAGATTTGAATCAGTACAGGATTCACTACAAAAATGGTTTACCTTACGCTTTTACGAATTGGGCTTTTTTAAATAAGGATGCAGAAAAAAGATTTATGACAACCGCAGAACTAAACCCTGAAGATTACAATAGTGGAGACATTCCTTGGCACGTTGATACAATCTGTATTGATGATGTTAAATCTGTTATGAAATGGACTAAACAATACTTTACTGATTTACTAGGATGTAATAAACCTGTAAAATGGCTTCGTGTAAGTGATGATGAAGTTATTACAAGAACTGTAACTAGATACACAAAGGAACATTATGGGATCAATTAAAAAAGCATTAAAACCTGTCACAAGAGTTATTGATGATATTATCCCTAATGAAATAAAACCTGCTCTACCTTATATTGCAGCTACGTTTGGTGCACCGTACCTAGCAGGCTCTAGTTTATTTGGTGGCATTGGAAATTTAGCTTTACGAAAAGGTTTAGCTGGTGGTATTGCTAATCTTGGAACACAAGCTTTATTAGGTAAAAAAATTAATCCAACTTCTGCTTTATTTTCTGCAGCGACAGCGGGTGGTGGTCAATTTTTACAAGACTCTCCGTTTTTTCAAGACTCTAAATTTGCAAAATCCGTAGGTGAGTTTATTTCTCCAGGTAAATTAGGTGGTATGAATTTAAAAGAAGCTTCTACTGCAGCAACAACACCTTTAACAGCAGGTACAGCAGAATCCGCTTATGATGCTGCGAAAAAAGCGAATGATGAATATGATCAATATGTACAAGAACAACAAGCCGCAGGAGCAGAAGATATTCAAACACGTGTTGATTATATTACACGTTACATGGGTCTTGCTGGTTTTGATCAAGACAATATTAATGAAACATTAAATGAATTAGGTTATGCAGCTAATGGTGGTTTGATGGGAACTCGTGTTGGCTATCGAATTGGTGGTGGNCCTGTAAAAAGTTTTATTGCTAAGTTATTAAATGCTGAGCCTAGCGAAGAAGTTTTAAACAAAATGTTTGAAGAACGTAAAAAAGAAATACTTAGTGGTATGTTTGATGCCGAAGCGGGAACCGGTGCTTATAGTATGGAACAAATGCAAAAAGCAGACGAGATGGCTACCAAACAAGCCATGCAAGAATTAGAAGAATATAAAATGCGTATTGGTATGGAATTAGATAACCCACCCGAAGGTTCTATGAGTGATGATATGATTGATCAGATTATGGAACCACGAAAAGAGGGCCGTGTTAAAGAAGCTATGGGTGGACGTATTTACAAAGCAGACGGTGGTATCATGAACTTAAATATGGGTGGTATGCCTGCTGAAATGGATTTACGAGGTGGTGGTTTTGTACCTTTAGGTGCAAAAGAAAAAGCCGACGACGTCCCTGCAAGATTATCAAAGAATGAATTCGTTATGACCGCTGATGCAGTAAGAGCTGCAGGCGGAGGAAGTGTTAACAAAGGTGCAAAAAGAATGTATAATCTAATGAATAACTTGGAGGCTAGAGTGTAATGGCAGAAGAAACAATTACCACGACGAAACCCGCGCCGTTTATAGAGGCGGCGGGAACAACACTAACAGAAAAGCTCATGCCTTTACTAGGACAGCCGCTGGATACTACAGCGTTTGCCCCCTCTGTTGCTGCGCAAGACCCGTTACAACAACAAGCGTATCAACAAGCCGCGGGCCTTGGATCATTTGAACCTTTTCTAGCTCAAGCCGGTGCCGAAGCCACAGGAGCTCAACAATTTACAGGACCACAAGCGTATCAAGAGTTTATGTCTCCCTATCAACAAGAAGTCATTGATACTTCTCTCGCAGCTCTACAAAGAGAACGTGATATTGCAAGGCAACAAATAGGAACAGGAGCAGCACAACTCGGTGCTTTTGGTGGTGGTCGTCAGGGATTACAAGAAGGTGCCTTTGATGCTGAAACAGCTTTAGGTAAAGCACAACTCGAAGCACAATTACGAGCACAAGGATTTCAACAAGCGCAACAACAAGCATCACAAGCGTTTCAACAACAGCAAGCGTTATCACAACAACAACAAGGACTAGCACAGCTAGCACCACAATTAGCGCAACAACAAATTACAGGACTACAACAACTAGGATTAGGTCAACAAGCTCAATCACAAGCTGTTCTTGATGCCGCCGCACAAGCCGCAAGAGAACAAGCGTTTGAAGAACAACAACGATTAGGTTTTGTTGGTCAACAGTTAACAGGATTGATTGGTGGATACCCTGCACAACAAACTTTCCAAACAACTACTGCCCCACCACCTAGTCCATTATCACAAATTTTAGGTGTAGGTGCTACGGCGGCAGGTATTGGTGGCCAATTATTCGGCGCAGGAGGAATCTTCGGTTAATGAGTAGAACATTAAAAAGACCCATGTTTCGCGGTGGTGGTAAAGTTAATAGCGAAGGCACTGGTATTACATCGGGGCTCGTGGATCGTGAACCTTACAAAGACGGAAAAATTGTTGGTGGTGGTCAAATGAGTAGAAACCAACTTTTATCAGAACAGCCTTTTAATTTGTTAGATTATTTAAGAAGTTTAAGACCAGAGAATTTCACTGCGGGTGGTCAAATGAGTAGAACTACAGAACCAAGTGGTGCAGGTGTAGATTTAACGCCTAGTATTATACCTGAAGCAGGAGCATCAGAGATAGATACTACGACAACTGAAACTACACAGAATGAAACCACAAAAAAAGATGATACAATAGACACAACAGAACAAGAAAAACCTGAGACCACAAAAGCAAATCAACCAGGTGGAACAGGTTTAGATATTGAAGATTTAGATGATATTAAGTTATCTGATTTTGAAGAAGACATTACTAGAAAAGCAGAAATATATGAAAAATTATTAGGTGGTAAAGACGCAAGAACACAAGCTGGTTTTAGAGCTTTGACGGCCGGAGGTTTAAAAGCTCTTCAAGAGGGTGATGTTGTTAGTGGTTTACAAGAGGGTTTTGAAAAATTGGAAGGTATTGATGATTTAAGTAAAAAAGCAAAGCTATTAGCAATTCAAGAAAAGATAGCAAAGGATGCTCAAAAGACTCCAACAAAATCTTCAGAGGTAGACATTTTAGCCAATAGATATATGGCAAATGGAATGAGTAGAGCAGATGCTTTTGCAGCAGCAGAACAAAAAGTTTATGGAAGTGAAAAATCAGAATTACTTGCTGCATACTCTCCAGACAGAGAACTTCAAGATTTAACAGCTGCATTTGCAAAATCAGATGATGATTTAATTGAACAAAACCCTAGTGGTTTTGCTCAAGCAGAGCTTTATAAAAGACAAGGTGTTAAAGTAATTACATATGAAAATTATTATGATGCAGAAAAAGAAAGATCAGATTATAGACCAAAAATTGGACCTGCAGATATAAAATCAGGTGATGTATACTTTGATCCTATTTCTTTTCAATTCTTCTACAAAAACAAAGCAGGGGAAACTGGTTCTAGTTATAGTTTAGAAGAAGCTAAAACAAAAGCTTCTGGTTAGAAAGAGGGACTAAATGGTTACTACATTTGAGGATCTTTTAAAAGATCCTTTAAAAGAAGAATCAAATATATCAGAAACTAAAAAAGATATTCCTCAACCTGATGAAAATGAAATAGGAAATATTGAATCTGTTTTAAATGGTATTGCCTCTGGTGTTTTAAAAATACCTGAAGGTGTTGTATCATTAGGTTCAGAACTTTACGATTTAGGAGCCGATACAAATACATCAGCAAAAGTAGAAAAGTTTTTTGATGATATAAATATTTTTGAAGAAAAAGCAGAAGCCACTGCAGCTGGTAAAATAACAGAAACTTTAGTTGGTATTGGTATTCCTGGTGGTGTTGCTTTTACTAAAGGTGCTAGTCTTGCTAATAAAGCAATCAAAGCAAAGAAAGCTAAAAAATATTTTAATTTAGATAAAAAATCTCTTGATTCAAATCAGCTAAGAACAGCTAGAAAAGAAGCAGTTAGTCTAACTAAAAAAGACAAACTAAAATCTTATGCGGCAGGTACATTAGGAAGTGGTGTTGCAGAAGGTGTGTTTGTAGCAGACGTAGAAAGCATTGGAACTTTTGGTGATTTAATAGGTGGCCCTACTGAATTAGAAAGAAGCAATGATGAAGATGTCACGAGAGATTTAGTAAATAGAGTTAAGTTTGGAACGGAAGGAGCTTTGTTTTCTGGACTAATAGGTGGTGTTGGAGCTACAATTAAAGCTATCGCTAATAGAGGTAAAAAATTAGAGGCATCTGATGATGCTATAGATAAGATATTAGAAAAAGTAGGGGGTTCTCTTAGAGCAAGAGGTTTTAAACCTCCAACGTTTTTTAAACTAGAAAGAGAAACAATTGGTAAACGTTCCGCTGATGTTAATCGAGCACAAAACGTTGCAAGAGAAACAAATAAAATAATAGATGGTTTGTTTCCTACTTTTAAAAGTATCTATGATAAAACAACACAGACAAATAGAAAAGAATTATCAAAAGTAGTTAATGATGCCTTACTTTCTGGATCACCTAAAATAGGTGATGATGCGAAAGTAGCTTTCGGAACCATGAATAAAGAAAAGGTAGATACTGCTATAGAACAACTTAAAAAATATGGAGCTAGTCAAAAAGATATAGATAAACTTTTTAAAGGTTTTGAAAACATTAGAAGTTCGTGGGGAGATATGTTTTCTAGTATAGGTTATGCTTTGAAAGGAGAAAATGATAAAGCTTTTAAAGAATTTACAAAAGAGTTTGGTGACAAGTTTCAAGAATATTTAGGTGGAACTTATGAAATATTTGTAAATAAACCTTTACTACCTTGGTTAAAATATAAACCTACAGAAGAGGTAGTTAACAAAGCTGTAAATATGTTTATGGCTTCAGGAACTGCTACCAAAGAACAAGCACAAACATATGTTAGTGAAATAATTAAAACAGCAAGATTACCTAGAGCTTTAACTTTTTCACATTCTAGAAACCCAGATCCTATTTTTAAAGCTCCTTCCGGTTTTTTAAAAGATTCAATATCCAAAGAAGTTTTAGATTCAGCTCTCAGTCGTGATAAATTTATTAGTTTAAAATTTTTACCAAAAGATAAAAGAGACATAGTAGAAGAATTACTAGGTAAAGTTGAAGATCCCACACAAACAATTTTGGCGGGAACAGAAAGAATATCTGGTATAACAAGAGTTAACGAATTTTATAGAAATTTAAAAGGTTTTTCTGATGAAGCTATTAAAAAAGGTAGACCAGGTATGTTTTTTGATGATACGGATGAAGGTTATAGAGCAGCAGAAAAAGTTTTTGGTGCAGGGAACGTTGAAAAAGCATTTTTTGATCCTAATAGAGTATTTGAAATAGGTTCAGGAAACCCCTTAGCTGGTAAACTTACCTCTAAAGCCATACAAGAAGCATTGGAAGTAGGAGAAAAAAACCTCATCAGCAACCCAAGTTTGTCTTTTGTTTATGATAATTTTATTTTATTTCCAAAAGCCACGTCACAAATAGCTAAAACTATTCTTTCTCCAATAACTCATGTTCGTAACTTTGTAAGTGCAGGAGCGTTTGCCGCGGCCAATGGAATTATTCCAGGTCTTACAAGTCCTGTAGAAATAGCAAAAGCTATGAAAGACTCTTATAAAGCTTTACAAATACCTGTCGTAGGAGCAAGGCAATCTAATGAGTTTTATGAAGAATTATTAAGATTAGGTGTTGTTAATAGTAACGTAAGATTAGGTGATCTAAGAAGACTATTAAAAGATATTGATTTTGGAGAGGGTTTAAATAATAGAAGTGGTTTAAAATTATTAACGAACCAACTAAAAAAAGTTAAGAAATTTTCTGAGGACTTGTACACGGCTGAAGATGATTTTTGGAAAATTACTACGTTTGCAATAGAAAAAAGCAGATTAGCAAAAGCCTACGGCAAGTCAGGTATAAAAAGAACAGATAAACAATTAATGGAAGAAGCTGCTGACATTGTTAGAAACAATGTTCCAAACTATGATTATGTTGGTGAATTTGTAAAAACACTTAGAAAGTTTCCTGTTGGAAACTTTGTGTCTTTTCCAGCGGAAATAATGAGAACAGGAACTAATATCGTCAGACGAGCTCTTAAAGAAATAAACTACAAAGAAACTTTGGAAGATGGAACTGTAGTCAAACCACTACAAGGAATAGGTTTTAAAAGATTATTTGGTTTTGGAACAACTGTAGCTGCGGTTCCTTACATGACGGTGGAAGCCGCTAAGACAATGTACAATGTAACAGAGGATGAAATGCAAGCTCTTCGACGATATGTTCCAGAGTGGTCTAAAAATTCTACACTTATTCCTGTTAGAGACGAAAAAACAGGTAAGTTAAAATATGTAGATTTCTCTCATGGTAATGCCTATGACACTTTAATAAGACCAGTGCAAACAGTCATCAATGCTGTAGCAGAGGGTCGAGATGATGAAGACGGTATCATGGATGATTTTTTAAAAGGTTTATTTGTATCAACCAAAGAATTAGGAGCACCTTTTATTAGTGAATCTATTTGGACTGAAGCCGCAACTGATATTCTTATTAGAAATGGAAGAACAAGAGACTTTAAAGAAATCTATAATCCAGAAGCACCTGCAGGAGAAAAAGCAAAAAAAATTGTAGAACATTTAGTAGAGTCTCAGACGCCTGGATCGTGGAACGCTTTCAAAAGATTAGATTTGGCAATCAAACCTGTTGACGTGCTTCAAAAAGGTAAGTTTGATGAATATGGACAAACCTATGAATTAGGTGATGAGTTAGCAGGAATTGTTGGTTTTAGGGCTGTCAATGTTGATCCAGAGAGAGCGATTAACTTTAAGATAGCAGATTACAGTAGAGGTATTCGTAACTCTAGAAAATTATTTACATCTGAACTTTTAAAAGGTGGTCCTCTTAATCCAGGAGATATCGTTGATCGATATATAATTGCAAATCAAGCTGCCTTTAAAGTTAAAAGAGAATTTTTTGAGGATTATATTGCAGCTTTAAAATTAAAAGC